ATGAGCGCGAAGCAATCCACCAATTGGTTCTGGTCGGATTGGGCTGGCGATCCGGCTGTTCGAAGCCTGACGCCGGCCGAGCGCGGATTGTGGATTGATCTTTTAAGCCTGGCTGCGACCGGCAATCCTACCGGCTATGTCTGTGATGCAAGGGGAGACCCCGTTCCCGTCGAGCAAATCGCGCGCTTTGCGAATTGCTCGGCCGGCGAGGCGTCGAGCCTGATCTCCGGCATACTGGCAAAGGGCTGCGCGAGCCAGGACCGCACCGGGCGGTTGTTCAACCGGCGTATGGTTCGGGACGTCGAACTATCCGTGAAAAGGCGGCGCGCCGGGTCGGCCGGCGCTGCCGCTACTGCCTTGAAATGGCACCAGCTAAACGGTGTGCCAGGCCAAGTGCCAGGCCAAGTGCCACGGCAAACCGGGCGCGTGCCTATCCAAAAAGAGAAAACAACTTCTTCCTCTGGGGATGCTGCGCGCGAGGGCTCGCCAGGTGTCGAGGATGCGGCACCGCGGGAAAAAACCTCGACCGTCGCCACCGATGAACTCAGCCAGATCATGCAAAAACGGGGATGGGTGCGCTGATGCTGACCGCTGACCAGGACGAGCGACCCCGCTACACCGCGAAAGAATTGTGGCGCTGTGCCGAGCGCGAGTTGTCGTTGCGTCGCCAGGTTTACCCGAACCGGGTGATGACCGGCCGCATGAGCAAACATCACGCCGATAGCGAAATCGCCAAGATGGCGGAAATCGCCGAGCACTTCGCCGAACTCGCAAAAGCGGAGCGGTTGATATGAGCATCACCGTCGACCTGACGCCGCACGAATTGACGACCGCCGCAATGGTCGGTGTGCGCCGGCGCATTCACATGATCGCGCGAGCCGAACACGACGGGGAGGCGAACCCGTTCACGCTCGATGAGTCACCGTTCGAGGGCGCGATAATCGGCGCAATGGCCGAGTTCGTTGTCGCCAGGGCGTTCAATCTGTTTTGGGCCGACAATGTCGGCAAGCGCAACGCCGTCGACGTCGGCGGCCTGGTCGAGGTGCGCGCGCGTCGCCTCGGCGGCTGTGGGCTCGACCTCGGCATTCGGGCGCACGATAAACTCGATTTGCCTTTCGTGCTGGTGCACGCGGATATTCCGCACTTCACCATGGTCGGTTGGATATACGGCCGCGACGCCTGGGCAATCGGTGCGCCGACCTCGCGCGATTGGCTGCGCTTTGTGCCGGCGAAGCTGCCGCCGCTTCGCGAAATGACCGACTTGCTTGACGAGTTGAGCCTCTGGCAACGAGGCGAACCGCAACCCGCATCAGCGAGGGCCGCCGCATGACCTTGCTGCCGCTGCACCGCGTGCAATGTGATCGATGCCGCACCGTGCACGTGCTGGCCGGGAAAAATTCCGATTATTGGGGCGAAGAATTGCAAGACCTCGGTTGGATCGCGCGGCCGGTGCGCGGCAAGTATCAGCACGCTTGCCGGCTGTGCGCCGATGAACTGATCGCCGAAATAAAACGGAGGCACGCCTAAAACGAATTTCGGCGACGGTGCCGCAAACACCGCCGCCGATATCACCGCCGCAAACCGCGGCACTCACAACGGAGCAAGCATATGGCACGCAAGCCAAAAAATCCAGCCATCGACCTCGACGACGGCGAAGCACACACCGCATCGCTGGCACGGTTCATGAGCCAAAAAGCCACGTTCGCAATGGCCACGTTCTGGATCGTCGGGCACTCGCCGCTGATCGTTCATTCATGGTCGGAAAAAGCAAAGCGCGAGATGCTGCAAAAGCAAGTGAAGGCCACCAAGGCCGGCAAGGCCGCGCGTCAGCCCGAGCAAGAATTCGCCGATAGCCTCTACATGATGAAAACCAAAGCCGGTGACGACGCCTATGGTTTTCCGTGCACCGCGGTCAAAAAGTGCATGTTGTCGGCGGCGCATAAAGACAAAGGAATTCCACGCGACACCGTGATGCGATCGGTGTGGTTGATTGCGCCATTCGTGCGGGTGCGCACCGCGCTCGACGGTGCGATTTGCGATTTGCCGCTGGTGCGGCTGTGGGGCAGCGATCCAGAAATGCGCGAGGATATGGTGCGCATCGGTGCCGGCCTGACGAAAACCGCCAACCTGGCCTATCGCGCGCAATTCCGCGTGTGGGCGATGCGCATTGTCGCGCGCTACAATTCGTCGGTGCTGACGCAAGACGTGATCACCGCTTTGATCACGGACAGCGGCATGTCGTGCGGAGTCGGCGACTGGCGCAACGAAAAAAACGGCATGTTCGGTTCGTTTCACCTGGCGTCTGCCGATGAAGAGAAAGCCTGGGAGAAATACGCGAGCGGCAAGGGTGCATTGCCGCCGCCGATCTATCCCGACGACGACATGATGCAAGCCGCGGAGTAAACCACCATGGTGCGCTACGAATTCGAGGCCAGCGCGTTTTTCCACCAGCACGACAAGGCCGACCCGCAAGTGATCGGCGAGGCGCTGGCGAAAATCGCCGAAGAGAACAAAGGCCGGATGAAACCGGAGCATGTCACGGAGGCCGCGCAAAAGCGCGGCCACCCGTTGCACCGGCATTTCATTTGGAACGACAAAGTTGCCGGCCAGCGCTACCGGCTCGACCAGGCGCGCGCGCTAATCCGCTCGGTGAAAATCATCGCCGCTGACGATATCAACGGCGCGGCGGCGCGTGCCTATCACTCAATACAGGATGACGGCCGCGCCTATCGATCGGTGACCGAAATTCAAACCTCGGCACTGTTGCAATTATCGTTGCACCAGGCGGCATTGCGCGACCTGGTCGCCTGGGAAGCTCGATACAAAAGTATCGCCGGCATCTGTTCGCTGGTCTCGGTGGCGCGCGAGCGATTACAGGAAGCGCTCACGACCATGGTGCCGCCGAGCGCGGCGCGATCACGACGGCAACCGCCGCCACCTGAAAGCCGGCCAACGTGAGGCCGGCGAGAGGCATGGAAGGGCCGGCAATGCACGGCTGGTCGAGTCAATGCTTTGCCTGTCCCTGTCCTGCCTGTCCCGTCGAGGCCGGCAGTGCACGGCAACGCTGGGCGCAACAGTGCTCGGCTGTGTCATGCACGGCGTTGCAAGTCCGCGCGAGGCGAGGCCGGCCTGGCTGTGGCATTGCGCGTCGCGTCAGTGCGAGGCTGGCAGTGCGCGGCCAGGTTTGGCATGGTTCGGCAGATCACGGCGCGTCGAGGCTGGCTTGGCCAGGCTTGGCCGCAACAGTGCACGGCGTTGCTTTGCGGGGCTGTGCTTCGCAAGGCCGGCGTGTTTCGGCGGGGCTGTGCATGACCCGGTTCGGCACATCACGGCACGGTTGGGCGAGGCTGGCTATGCGGGGCTTGTCCCGGCACAACCCGGCATCGCAATGCCTGGCGGGTCGAGGCGAGGCCGGCACTGTTCGGCATGTCCCGGCACCGCTCGGCATTTCTAATGCGGAGCATGTCAGTGCCGGCAACGCGCATCATGGCAAGGCGCATCATGGTCGAGCATCGCATGTCGAGGCTGGCTATGCGGCTCGGGGCGTGGCCAGGCGCAACATGGCTATGCGAGGCCGTGCTGGTCGAGGCTGGCTGTTCTCGGCGAGGCTTGGCGATGCCTGGCGCGGCGCGGCAACGCCACGTTGGGCATGGCATGTCGAGGCTGGCATGGCATCGCTGGGCTGCGCTCGACGCGGCAAGGCGGGGTCGAGCGAGGCTGGCTCGGCATGGCTCGGCTCGGTTAAGCAATGCATTGCGTGGCGGGTCGAGGCTGGCGGAGCATGGCAGTGCAGAGCGCGACGCGGCGCGGCAATGTCAGGCTTGTCGCGGCTCGGTCCGGCTCGGCATGTCAAGGCCGGCTGTGCACGGCCGGTTCACGGCAAGGCTCGGCTGGTCAATGCCGGCTCGGTTGGGCCACGCTCGGCTTGGCATCGCATTTGCGGGGCCGGGCTTTGCTGGGCGAGGCCGGCGTGGCGCGGCTCGGCTCGGTGTGGCTTGGCACCGCACGACGCGGTCGGGCTTGGCCGGCAAAGCTCGGCTCGGTGTGGCTTGGCGTGTCTCGGCAACGTTGCGTTATGCCCGGCAATGCAAGGCCGGCGGGGCTTGGCTTGTCGCAGCCATGCACAGCCCTTTCCGGCGAGGCGAGGCTGGCAGTGCCCGGCTCGGCACGGCACCGCATGGTTCGGTCGGGCAAGGCGATGCTGGCGCGGCGAAGCGCTGCCGTGGCGGCAATGCGCGGCAAAGCGATGCACGGCTGGCGTGGCGATGCTGCACATCGCAAGGCGGGGCTCGGCAGTGCGCGCCATGGCTGGCGGTGCTGCGGCGTTGCTGCATCATGCTCGGCGCGGCATTGGCTATGCGAGGCCGGCATGGCTATGCACGACCTGGCCGGGACAGGCTCGGCAGCGCATGGCGTGGCAAGGCTGGCGTGGCACCGCGGGGCAAAGCGTTGCCTTGTGGGGCCAGGCACAGTGCAGCAAGGCCGGCGCGTTTCGGCGTGGTGCGGCCGTGCTGTTCACGGCTCGGCGCGGCGAGGCTGGCAAGGCTATGCGTATCTCGACCGCGCTTGTCGTGGCGTATCCCGGCAAGGCCGGCCAGGCAATGCAGAGCCGCACAAGGCTCGGCATGGCAACGGCTCGGCAGGGCTGGCGGTGCGCGGGATGGCACGGCTATGCCCGTTCGCTCTCTGCCCGGCCGGTTATTGCTCGGCATGGCGAGGCTGGCTGACATAGGAGTGAGTGCAACGTGATCGAACTCGACCAGGCGAAAACCGCTCGACCACCGGCGACATGGTCCGGTGAATTGGTGCGGCAACGCCTGGTCGAGGCGTTCTCGATCTATCGACGAATGCCAGGGCAACGCTATGGCAGCGGCATTTCGACCACCGCCTGGCCGGCGACACCGCTGCACGAATTCACCGATATGTTGCATTGGAATAACGAGCGCGACGGTGCGCGCGACCGGGTTTGGGAAAGTTGGGCCAGGTCAAACGGTGTCTATTCCTGGGAAGTCACCAGGATGGAAGAGGCGTTTGATTGGCTGCCCTGGTTGCCCGAGGGCGAACGCCGCTGCCTGACGGCTTGGGCGGTGCTTTCGGCGAGCGGTCGAGCCAGCAAATCTTCGATCACCGCGATGTGCAACAAACGGCAATGGGCGCGTGCAACGTTCTACCGTAAGCGCGACACCGCCGCCGAGCACATCGCCGATCGGCTCAATGCGAAAAAGGTGCAGGTGCGATGACCGAACGTCGCAAGATTGTCACGGCGTTCGATGACCACGATTATGAGCAATTGAAATTGCTCGCGCACGTCAACAAAATCAGGGTGAGCGAACTGGTGCGCCGGATTTGCCAGGCGCACCTCGACGCCGGCAAAGCCAGGTTGCGCCAGGAGCATGTCAGATGACGTTTCGCGTGATCAACCTTACCACCGGCGAGATTGCCGCCGAACTCGGCGACTTTGACATGGCGCAACAATTCGCCGATCGGCTCGCCGAGGATGGCGGTTTTCGCGACACCTGGGCGGTGATCGAACTGGTGACGCGTTACGAAACCAAGATGGCACCAGGCTAACCGTCGAGCATGGCTTGTGCCTTGGCAAAAGCGACCTGTTTGCTCAATCGGCCATTGATGGCGCGCCGACCTGGGTTTTCATCGAAATAAACGAATTCGACGCGACCGTCGGCGAGCACCACCTCGAAGCTTTCGGCGTGCTGGGTGATGCCGGGTTGATACGATGGCGCGCTGACATTCGAGCGCTGCATTTCGTGCACAACGCTGATTTTCCAACCTCGCTTTGCACAGTAGTCGCGCACGCGGTCGCGTGACCAACGCCGCATGGTGCGCAAGATTGGCGCGGTTTCGACCACGATGTCGTCGAACAGCACAATGCCAGCGGTGAAGCTCGGGCCGTGCACCTGGGCAAGGATTTCGGTGACCATGCGGGAATCGCGGCTCACGGCTGCACCTGGGCGGCTTGCCGCGTGGCAGGAGTCCACCGATAATTCCCGCCATTGTTCCAGTGGAGTATTTGCGTCATGCCGTCCTTTTCGCCCTCGATAATTCCCGAAACAGATCAAGACGTTTACCTGGTGCTCGACGATTACGGAACCAGGCTCGGCCGGGCCTGGGTTGAAACTGACGAGCATCACACCGACCGCGAAACGCTGTTGCGGCATTTGATCGAGGGACAATACCGCGACCCGATCCAGGTTGTCAGTTTCAACGTCACCGAGGGTTGGTCACGCGATGCATCCGAAGATATCGCCAGCGAATTGCGCCAGCGGTGCGCTTTGCGCGGCGATATACCTGATGGATTGCAAGACTTTATCGATCGACATTCGGTCTATCGCGGCATTCAACTTTCCCTGCCGATCGCCCTTTGACTCTACGGGCCAAAGCACTATTTCCGAACCATGGGTAAAGCGTTCGATTTTGCACTGCCGACCAAAGCCATCAAGGTTCCAACCGGGTTCAACTGGCTTCACGAAATCAAACATGACGGTTACCGCATGATGCTGGTGCGGGACGGCGACCGGGTGCGGCTGCGGTCGAAAGGCGGCCTCGATTGGTCGAAACGGTTTCCGCTGATCATCGAGGCGGCGCGAAAAATCCGAGCAACGCAATTTGTGCTCGATGGCGAGGCGGTGGTGCTCGGCGTTGACGGCATTTCGGATTTTGACGGGTTGCACAGCGGCAAATTCGACGCTGATGTGCAGTTCTATGCTTTCGACATTCTGGTCGACAACCAGGATGATATCCGCCGGTTGCCGCTATCGATGCGCAAGGCGAATTTGCAACGGCTACTTGCCAGGCGCGCCGATGGCATTTTCGTTGCGGCGTTCGAAACCGGCGAAATCGGGCCGGACCTTTTCAGACATGCGTGCTTGATGGGATTGGAAGGCCTGGTTTCGAAGGATGGAAGCCGGGCCTATTCTGCCGGCCGCTGTGCACACTGGATCAAAAACAAAAATCCGAACCATCCGGCCATAAAACGGGTCGAGCGCGCGTTTCGGGCCAAGGCGAGGCGACGATGAGCGATGCCATCGAGGCCGAATTGATGGAGATTGAGCTAATCCTGCAAGATGAAAACCTGAAAGACGAAGACCGGGCCGCGCTCCATGGCGCGCAACAAGCGTTGCGAAACATTCTTGATCCCGACACCTGGCACCCGGCAAGTCAGACGTTCTACCGGATCGATGCGCGACCAATCGAGGCGGCGAGCAAGCGCCAACATTAGCCAAAACCGTGAGACAGTCTGTCGCTTTTGCCAGGGCAGGGGCCTTGACCTGGTGAGACGGTTGAGACCATTTTCCCCGTCATGACCGATAGGCTGGTGGACGTTCGTTTGTTCCCCAACACAATGAATGAGTGTTGCACCGCTTGAACGCCGGTGCTGCGTCATCCACCGACTATCGGTCTACCCCTCATGAAATGCCTGCCGTTCTACAAATCCAAGGCGTGGCGCACAGCAAGGCGTCAGGCGTTGCATGACGCTGGCTATCGATGCCGACGTTGTGGTGCTGACCTGGTGGGCATGGGTCGAGCTGCACAGGTGCACCACCGCAAACCCTATCGCAAGGCACCAGCGCTCGGCACTGAGCCGCTCAATCTGAAACCGTTGTGTGATAGCTGCCATCGCATCGAAGAGAACGAGGCGAAGCGGCAGCCAGGCTGCGACGTCAATGGCAGGCCGCTCGACCCTGCACACCCATGGCATGGGAACGTTCGTTCCGATCGAACATAACGGAACGAACGTTCCGAATTGGTATCAGGGGGGGCGGGTCGGAACTTTGGGCCGCCTGACGAGGGAAGCGGCGGGGGGAAATTCGCGAATGCTTTTTGACATTTAGCGGCGGTCGCGAGGCGGTCGCGACACTTCCCTGATCGGTTGATGCCGATCGGCACCAGGTGCGACGCGGTTTTGCCGCGGCAAAAAGGAACATGGGCAACAGCACGGCACTGCAACGGCGAGCGCAAGACGAACTCGCCGGCAAGCGTATGCACGCGGCACCCTGGGAAAAAAAAGGATTGTCGCGCGTCGAGCGGGTGATCGCGTTTCTGGAAAGCCTGCCGATCACGAAAGGCATTTTGGTCGGCAAACGGCTGAAACTGTTGCCAGGGCAAAAGCGATTTATCGAACGTGTCTATAGCGATGACGCGGTTCGCATTGCGGTGCGAAGCGAGCCGCGGGGCAATGGCAAAACCGGGTTGGTGTCGGGCCTGGCGCTGTGCCACCTGGTCGGACCCGAGGCCGAGCCGCGCGGCGAGTGCTATTCGGCGGCGGTCAACCGGCTGCAATCCGCTTTGATGCACGACGAAATGGTCGCGATCATCGAGGCGGTGCCGCGGTTCGCCGCGATCACGCGGGTGCGGTCAGGATCACAACGGCGGCAAATCGAGGTGACGGGCGGGCTCGGCAAGGGCTCGAAATACGAGGCGCTTTCGGCCGATGCGCGGCGCGGCCATGGTCTCGCGCCGAGCTGGTGGGCGTATGACGAGATGGCGCAGACCAGGGACCGCAAATTGTTCGATGCCTTGCGCACGGCGATGGGCAAGCGCAAGCGCTGCCTCGGCATCATCCTGTCGACGCAAGCCGAGGATGACGAACACCCGTTGTCGCAATTGATCGATGACAGCCTGGCCGGCGTCGACCCGAGCCTGGTGGTCGACCTGACGTGTGCACCGCCAAACGCCGACGTGTTCGACCATGATGTGATCCGCGCGTGCAATCCGGCGCTGGGCATTTTTCTCGATCCTGAGACGGTGTTCAACGAGGCCAAGCAAGCCAGGCGAATGCCGAGCGCGGAAAGCGCGTTTCGAAATTTGCGGTGCAACCAGCGCATCGCCACCGCGGCCGATACGCTGTGCACACCGGCGGTATGGAATGCCGGCGACGTCGCGGTCGACGAAAGCATTTTCCGCGACGGCCGGCCGGTCTATGCCGGGCTCGATCTATCGGCGCGGCTCGACCTGACCGCGCTGGTGCTGGCGGCCGAGGATGACGCGCAACGCATTCACTTGCTGCCGCTCGCCTGGACGCCTGAAAAAACGCTGATGACGCGCACGCAACGCGACGGTGCGCCATATGACGCCTGGCATCGGCAAGGCTTCCTGAAAGCGACGCCAGGGCTGACGATCGATTATGATTACGTGCTCGCCGATATCGTCGCCGCCACCGAGGGCATGAACCTGGCGAACGTCGGTTTCGATAGCTGGAACATCAACACCTTGCGCCAGGCGATGGGGCGGTTGTGCGTCGCGTTGCCGCTGGTGCCGTTTATCCAGGGCTACAAAAGCTATACGCCGGCCGTGCGCGAGTTCGAGGTGGCGGCCACCGAGGGCCGCCTGGTGCACGGTGGTCACCCGGTTTTGCGCTGGTGCATTTCAAACACCGTGTTGGTGCACCAGCCAGGCACGCCGCAACAAAACCGCAAGCCGGACAAACGCCGCACCTATGGCCGCATCGATTTGGCGGTCGCGACCTTGATGGCGATCGGCACCATGAAATGCCAGGAAGTGCACGCCGATATCGCGGCGATGATTGCCTGATGAATGAACAGCGCGTTGAAATCGTTTTCGCGAACGCGCTGCAAATCCAGCACGTCGCCGCGCCGGCCATCGGCTACGCGAAACTGACCATCCGGCTCGACGATTTCACCATCACCGCAAAAGGGGATTTGATCATGTATACGCTGCCGGTTGATCACACCGTTTCAATGCAAGTTTCCTATGTCGACGGTGCCGGAAATCCCGCGCAAGTCGACGGCGAGGTGGAATGGTTTCCGGCCAACCCGGAAATCGCTGGCATCGAAGTCGACGCCGACGACGGCACGATTTGCAAGGTGATCCCGGTCAAGCCTGGTCGCACGCAAGTCAGTGCCAGGGCCGACGCTGACCTCGGCGACGGCACCCGCGAATTGCTGACGGTGTGCGATATCATGATCGTGGCGGGTGAGGCGGTGGCCGGCTCGATCCAGCCTGTCGGCGAACCCGAGCCGAAATTTTGACGCCGTTCGAACGCCGTGACCTGCCTTACGTGATCGGCGTGACGCTGATCGTGATCCTGATCGCGGTCGCGGCTTACGTGTTTAGCTGACGGGTTCGGCGTCAGGGTTAGCGATCAAGGCGCGAGCCTTTTCCTCGTTTTCACAAGTCCACTCTATGAGTTCGTTGGCGAACCGTTCCGGCAGATCGGCAACCCGTTTCGTTTCGACAAATGCGTCGTCGGCGATGTGATCGATGTGGTGCCATTTTTCCGGCGGCGGCGGCTCGTGCTTTTCGTAGGTTGCCAAGGTTTTGCCGCGCGCCAGCACCTCGCCGGTTCGCCAATCTGTCGTTTCCCAGCCGCGGGCGACCTGGCCGCCGCTGACGATGCGCCAACCATCGGCCTCAAGCTCGGCTATTTTAGCGGCCTCACGCGCGCGGCTCTGAGTGATGTGGTCGAGCTCAAGCGAAACTTGGTGGATCACCGCGGCGGCCGTGAAGGGCTCGCCTTGGAGGCCTGACGGCGACACGGCGCGCCGAACAATGCTTTCGATTTCGGCATAGCCTTCCAATTGGCGGGCGTGGAGCGCGGCCATGCGCGGATCAGAGGCCAGCGGCGTCACCCGCTGCTTTCGGTTTTTGTTTTTTTTCGCAAGTTTCGCCTGACGTCGCGCAGCACTAAGCATTTGGAATTTCCCTCTGTTTAGTTGACCGGCGCGCTCGACCACATCACCTCGGTGCGGGAGAACCGCACCAGTTTGACCGGCTTGCCGGACCGCCGCGCAATATCGGCGGCCAGGGTTTTCATTTGGTCGGCGACGCGCGCTTTTGAGGTGACCAGCGGCGTTGAACCGAGGCCAGGCATGATCGAGGCGCAAATTCCCTCGCCAGTATCGTCGAGCGACACAAAAGCGAAAAGCTCGGTGATCAGTGCCTCGTTGGGCGCGTCGTGCACCACGGTGATCATCGGGTGATTTCCCGGCTGCACATCATGGTCGCGCCGATCGCGATTTTGCCGAAGGCGTTTTTGAAATCAGGATCATTGACGCGCACGACGTCGGCCTCGGTGGTTTTCGCGGCCAGCAACGGCACCATGCAGGCGCACAGCGCGACGTCTTTGTCGCTCGGTGCTTTGCAAGCGGGCATCAGGGTGTTGCGCACCCATGCTTGCGGGTCGGCGCGAAAGGACGCCGGGTCGGCGTCGAACGCGATGGCCGGCGTGACCAGGCAAAGCAAGGCGGCGGTGGCGACGAGTCGTTTCATGTGTCTGTTCCCCATTTCGAGGGAACAGGATTAGCCGGCGGCGGGGCGGTCGGCAATATGGAACCGGGCCGCCAGGGCTTCCCAATTCCGGCCGACCTTGAGGCCGGCCTTTGTCAGCGCGGCGTTGCGCTCGGCGATCCCGAGCACGATGCGGAAATCGTCGCCGTCGGCGATGAGATAGGACGCCGCCGCGGCGTCGCGAAAAGCCATTTCGCAATCGAGCAAAGAGGCATCCGGGTTCGCCGCCAATTCGCGGACGACCGCCGCGGTGACGACGCCGACGTCGCGGGTGCGGTCGGCCAGTAGCAGGGCGTGACGTTGGTCGGCGGTGATCATCGCCGGCATCTTAAAAGGAAATCGACCAATGCGCTATGCCGTCAAATCGGCACCGCCGCCTGGCGGTGACCCGAACGAATTCGTCATGTCCGATAGTGGCGTCGACCGCATGGGTGACGTGATCGAGGCCGGCGGCTGGCAACTGTCGAATTTCAGGAACCATCCGATCGCGTTGTTCAACCACGACCGCGACCAGGTGATCGGTCATTGGGAAGGCGTGCGGGTTGAGGGCAAGCAATTGCGCGGGGAATTGGTGCTCGCCGAGGCCGGCACCTCGCCGCTGGTCGACACCATCCGCGCGCTGCACGCGCAAAACATCTTGCGCGCGGTGTCGGTTGGTTTCCAGCCGATCGAAAAGAAACCGTTGAACGATGAGGCCGACAAATATTGGGGGCCGTTCCGGTTTGTGAAAGCCGAATTGTTAGAGTGCTCGCTGGTGTCGGTGCCTGCCAACCCGCGCGCGCTCTCGACTGCAAAATCGCTCGGCCTGCCGGGCGATCTAATGGCCGAACTATTTCGCAAGCCTGCGGAGCCTCGGCCGCTCACTGACCCGACATTCCCGCCAAGCCTGGCAACACGCTCTCTTGCCACAAGGCAAACCCCCAACATGAAAACGCTTGCACAGCGCATCGAGGATGCACAAGCACACCTGAATGAATACCGCGACCTGTTGACCGCGCTCACCAATAAGGACGAACGCGACGATAGCGAAGAGGCGCAATTCATCGAGCTGCCCGGCTTGATCGAACGCGAACAGCGCACCTTGTCGTCGCTTGAAGCGGCCGAGCGCGCGCTGTCGACGCAACGGCCACCGCTGCCGCACGCGCCGGCCATCGTCAAGGTGACACCGGAACGCGTGAAATGCGCGCCGCGCGAGCACATCGTGCGGGCGATGACCTGCCATTTCCTGGCGAAATTGCAGGGCAAGCATATCGACGACGTGCTGAAAGAACGCTATCCGAGCGATGACGGCACCGGCGTGGTGTTGCGCGCGGCGATGGCACCGGCGAACACCACCGTCGCCGGTTGGGCGGCGGAATTGGTCGGGACCGCGATCGGCGATTTCCTGGCGCAACTCGAAATCGTTTCGATCTATCCCCGGCTCGCCGCCAAGGGGCCGAAATTCACGTTCGGCCGAAACGGCGTGATCAAGGTGCCGGCGCGCGCGGCAACGCCAAAGATCAATGGTTCGTTCGTCGGTGAAGGCCAGCCCATCCCGGTGCGCAAGCTCGGGCTGTCGGCCATCACGCTGACGCCGAAGAAAATGGCGGTCATTTCCGAGTTCACCCGCGAGATGGGGCTGCACTCGACGCCGGCCATCGAGGGCGTCATTCGCCAGGCGATCAATGAGGACACCGCCGAGGCGATTGACACCGTGCTGATCGACGCCACCGCGGCCGACACCATCCGGCCGGCCGGCTTGCGCAACGGCATTTCAGGCCTGACGCCGTCGGCGCTGACGACGCGGTTTGAAAAAATCGCCGCCGACATTCAAGCCTTGATGGCACCGATCATTGCCGCGCGTGGCGGCCGTGACCTGGTGCTGTTGTGCAATCCGGCGCAAAGCCTGGCGATGGATTGGGCGGTCACACCGGCCGGCACGTTCGTGTTTGCCGGCGACGGCGGTGCGCCAGGGATGCGCGGCCTCACCATCATTTCCTCGACCACGGTGCCGGCGGGAATGCTGATCATGATCGATGCGGCGGATTTCGCATCGGTCACCGGCGACACGCCGGAATTCGACGTTAGCGACGTCGCGACCATCCACGAAGAGGACACCGCGCCGCTGCCGATCGTCGGCGGCTCGGTGCAACCGCCGGTGCTCGGCTCGGTGGCCGCGCCGGTTCGTTCGCTGTGGCAAACCGCGTCTATCGGCATCCGCATGTTGCTCGACATGAATTGGTCGATGCGGCGTTCGGGCATGGTGTCGTGGATGACCGGCGTCACCTGGTAGAAAGGGAACGACCATGGCAGATGACGACAAAACCAAAGCGGCCGGCTTGCAATCGCCGGCCGATCGCGGTGCCAGGGCAACCGACGACAAGGCGGCGGCGCGTGCCGGCGAAGTGCCGACACAATTCACCGCCGAACAATTGGCGACGCCGGCACCGATGCTGGCCGGCACCCGGCAAATGTATGTGATCGTCGGACCCTATCGCGGCAGTGTGCTGACGATGCCCGACGCCGAGGCCGAGAGCGCGAAAGACAACCATTGGGCGGTCGAAATGGCGACGGTGTCGCCGCCTTTTGACGCCAGCAAGCCGGCCGAGCACGACCATGAATTGACCGATGAGGACCGCGCGCACGCGGTCGAGTCGGCCAATGAATGGGCGGCCAACGTCAACAAACCACCCGAGCCGCCGCCCGAGCCGCCACCGGAGGGCGTCGCGGCGCGACGCCAGGCGGCGCTCGCACCTGACAAGCCGGCCGGTGGTTACACCACCAGGTCGGAACCGGACCCGCGCAAGTCGAAATGACAAGCCTGCTTGCGCGTGTGGTCGACGCCTTCCGCGGCAAAGCCGCTGCGGAGGGCGAACACCGGCCAGGGCCGTATCTGTTAGCCGATGGCGGCTGGCTGCCGGCGAGCTGGGGCCAATACGTCAATTTCTGGCAGATGGGATACGACCCGATTAGCGGCGGCGCGTGCTCGGCGATGGTCGAGGCGTGTGTGTCGGCCTATGCGCAAACCCTGGCCATGTGCCCGGTCAACCACTGGCGCGACCTGGCGAGCGGTGGCCGCGAGCGCGTCACCACCTCGGCGATGTCGCGGGTGATGCGCGCGCCGAACGATTACCAGACAAGTTCCGATTTCATCCTCAATGCCACGCGGTCGCTTTACCTGGACGGCAATGCCTATGCGCTGGCGTTGCGAAATGACCGTTTTGAAATTTCGTCGCTGCATTTGATGCATCCGCGATATTGTCGCGCCGAATTAATTTCCGGCGAGATTTTTTATTCGCTCGGCGGCAATAGCGTGATCGATGCGCGGCTCGAAGCGCTCGACTATGGGCCGTTGTCCTATGTGCCGGCGCGCGATGTGTTTCATGTGAAACTGCAAACCCCGCGCGATGTGCTGCACGGCGAAACGCCGTTGACTGCTGCGGCGCTGGCGGTGGCGGCTGGCAACGCCATGCTGGCGCAATCAATTGCGTTCTATGGCAACCAAAGCCGGCCGAGCGGCGTGCTGCAAACCGACATGACGCTGACGCCGGCACAGGTGCAGGAATTGCGCACCCGGTGGGATGAACAGGCCAAGGGGATGCAGGCCGGCGGCACGCCGATCCTGACCTCGGGGCTCAAGTGGGAGCCGATTTCGGTCAGTCATTCTGACGCGCAATTCGCGGACAGCATGAAACTTTCCGACCAGCAAATCGCCGAGGTGTTCCGGGTGCCGCTCGCCATCATCGGCAGCGAAGCGCAACCGATGGGCTCGACCGAAGCGCTGATGAATTTCTGGATTGGCGGCGGCCTCGGCTTTGCGTTGAACCAGGTCGAACTCGCGCTCGATCGGGTGTTCGGCCTGGCGCGGGTCGACGGCGAATATTCCGAAATGGACACCTCGATTTTGCTGCGCTCGGCCTTCAAAGAACGCATCGAGGGCCTGGCGCGTGCGGTGCAAGGCGGCATCTATTCGCCGAACGAAGCGCGGCGGGTGGAAAGCCTGCCGGCGGCGAAAGACGGCAACGAGCCGCGGCTGCAAGCGCAAGTCGTGCCGCTGTCGGCTTGGGACAAGATGCCGGCGGCACCGAGCGCACCGGCGGCACGGCCGGCATCGGCGGCCAATGATAACGCCGACGACGACGGCACCGCTGACGACGACGCCACCGCCGACGACAAAAAGGCGTTTGCCCGGTTCCTGTTGCAACGGACGATGGACAACCATGCACCTTGACGGCACCGCCATCATTGCCGCGGTCGGCGAGGTGCTGGCCGAGGAAAGGGCGCATCGCATTGCGTTACAGACCAGGGTCACCGAACTGGTCGACGAATATGGCAACGTGGTGCGGCAGCCAGGGCCATCCGGTGAGCGCGGCGAACGTGGCGAAAAGGGCGAGCGCGGCGACGATGGTCTGCCAGGGCAAAGCGGCGCGCCAGGTGAGCGCGGCGACCAGGGCGACCAGGGCGACAAAGGCGATAAGGGTGATATCGGCGAGCGCGGGCCGGCCGGTGATCCTGGTCGCGACGGCCGGCAAGGTGACGTCGGTGCACCTGGTGAGCGCGGCGACAAAGGCGAGCGCGGCGAACCTGGCGAGCGCGGCGAGCGCGGCGAAGCTGGCGAGCCGGCCTATTCGGGGCGCGCGCATGGCCTCTTTAACCCCGACACCGAGCACCGCGCGCTCGACGTGGTGACGTTCAACGGTTCGGAGTGGCGCGCGATCAAGGACAACCCTGGACCGTTGCCAGGGCCAGGCTGGGTGCTCGGTGCCAAGGGCACGCGCGGCCGACCTGGCGAGCGCGGGCCGAAGGGCGAAAAGGGCGATGCCGGGCCAGGTGTCATTGAATTGGTGCTCGCTGAAACGACGCTGGTGCTGATGAACGCCGACGGCTCGGCGCTGTCGTGCGATTTGTCGCCGCTGTTCGAACGCCATTACCGCGAGGCGGCCGAATGAGCGCGATCACGAAAAGCGGCCTCGACCTGGCGGCGCTGCCGACGGCGTTACTGCCGATCGCCAAGTCGCACTTGCGGGTCGACGGCACCTATGACGACGTCTACATCACCGACGCGATCAAACGCGCGATCAATTGGTTCGAGCGCGTGACGCAAGTTTCGGTGAACAAAGTCACCTGGACCTGGTCGCCGAGCCAGGGCGATTTCTGCGACGGCAAGGCAGCGGTGCCGGTGTCGCCGGTGAACAGTTTCACGGTCAAGGATGGCGGCGACGTCGACGTGTCGGCCGGCTATTCGCTGGTGACGATGTCCACCCATGGCATCGGGCTTTATGCGCTGGTCGGCGGCTGGGGCGCGGGCATGAAGGTCGCGATGCCGTCGGGCTACGCTGACGCCAACGTGCTCGATCCTGGCATCGCTGACGCGGTGCTGCGCTACACCGCGCACCTGTATGAAAATCGCGAAATCCTGGTGCCAGGCGTCGAGGCGCAAACGCCGGGATGGATGACGGACGTGATCGCCACCTATTGGATGCCGCGCGCATGAAAACCGTCGAGGTGTTTTCCGATTTCGATTATCGCGCGCACCCGCGCCGGACCATCCGGTTTCATGGTGGCGTGACCTATACCCGCGTGATCGAGCGCGCCGCGCAGGCGATCGAAAGCGCGGGTGCCGGCCGTATCCTCGCACCGGGTGCGGCCGGCGAATATCTCACCCGCGATGCAAGCCATGCCTTCCGGCTTCGCAAGCGCAAATGACGGCGCGGGCGCGCTGCGCTACCGCGTCACATTCGCCGAGCGCAACACCACCGAGGACGACTACGGCAACCCGTCAACCGGATGGATCGACCGCTTCACGGTGGCGGCGAACATCACCGCGCGGCTCGGCGGCGAAACCATCGAGGCGGCGCGCTTGCAAGGCCGGCAACCTGTCATCATTCGGGTGCGCAAGTCGCCGGACACCGCGCGCATCACCACCGACTGGAAAGCCACCGACCAGGCCGGCGCGGTCTACAACGTGCGCACCGCGATCGACCCGAACCTCGGTGACAGTCAACACGGTTTTTATATCGACATGCTGGCCGAAACCGGCGTGGCGGTTTGAAAGGGTCATGCCATGACACTCGGGCTCGCCTATTGGATTTTGATGCTGATCTGGCTGGTGTTCGGCGCGCTGTTGCATTTCGGTGTCGTCGGCGGCTTGTGGGCCGGCGGCAACGTCTTGTTGCTGTTCGTGCTGTTCGTTCTGTTGGGCTGGCAAGTGTTCGGGCCGCCGCTGCGCCGATGACCTATGCCGACCCGTCGCTGCAATTGCAAAAAGCAATTGTCGCGCGATTGAAAGCTGACGTCGGCGTCACCGCGATCATCGCCGGCCGGGTTTACGACGCGGTGCCGGGCGGTGCGATCAAGCCTTACGTTTCGTTCGGGGCGTTTCAATTGCTGCCCGAGCATGGCGACTGCCTCAACGGCGGCGAGGCGTTTGTCACCCTCGACGGGTGGGCCGCCGGACCCGACACCGTGCAAGTTAAATCGCTCGGCACCGCGGTGGCCAAGGCGCTCGATGAGGCCGAGCTGGTGCTCGATAACGGGCAACGCCTGGTCGAGATGACGATCGAGCAAATTCAATATTTACGCGATCCCGACGGCATCACCGCGCACGCGGTGGTCACCGTGCACGCCTGGACCGAACCAACATAGGAGCGACTGCAATGACACAAGCGACCACCTATCCGTTTTCGAAATTCCTGGTGAAGATCGGCGACGGTGCAACGCCGGAAGTGTTCACCGATCCGTGTGGCCTGACCTCGAAAGGGCTGACGCGCACCGCCAACATGAACGACACCAACGTGCCGGATTGCGACGATCCCGACGCGCCATCCTGGCTTGGCCGCGACGTGGTTTCCTACCAGGGCCAGATTGCCGGCAACGGCGTGGTGGCACAGGAAAGTTATGCGACCTGGGAGGATTGGTGGAACGCCGGTGAAACCCGCAACGTGAAAATCGAACTCGGCACGCCGGCCGAATTCGCCTGGACGATGCCGGCGAAATTGCAAGAACTCGCGATCACGGCCGAGCGCGGCAACAAGGTGCAGATGGCGGTGAACATCGTCAGCGACGGCGCGGTGGTGCCGGTGACAATTCCATGAGCGCAGAAGATGGCGCGATCACGCTGCAATTCGGCGACGGCGATCACACATTTCGCATCGCGTTCGGGCAGTGGCGCGAATTGCAGGAAAGCGTCAACAAGCCGCGGCTCGAAATCGGCGAGCCACCGATCGGGCCGATGGCGCTGTTGCGCGCGCTGTTGAACGGTGACGCCTGGCCGCATGACGTGCGCGAGGTGATCCGGCTCGGCCTGATCGGCGGCGGCATGAAATCCGACCGCGCGCTGGTGCTGGTGAAACGCCACGTCGAGGGCAAAGCGTTTTTCGCCGCGCTGCCGACCGCGCGCACCATTTTGCAATACGCCATGTTTGGGCCGCCTGACGACACGGTGGGAAAAGAAGCGACGCCGGTGGCACCGGAGACACCGGCGACGAACGGCCAATCCGGTTTAGCGAATTCTACGGCCTCGGCGCTGCAATAGGGCTCGCACCTGACCAGGTCGACCGCTGTTCATTCTGGCAATTCGCCGCCGCGGTCGACGGCTGGAACAGGGTGCACGGTGCCGAGCCGAAACCCGAGCCGCCGAGCGATGTGGAATTCGAGGCGATGATTGAAGCCTCGGCCGAGTTAGAGGCGCGCAGTGGCCAATAAAAGCGTCGAGGCATTTCGCCGGCTCACCGTCGACATGATGGGCCAGGTCTATCGCGACGCGGTGGCCGAGCTGGACGCGCAATCGACCGCGCTGGTGCAACAGATCAAAGCGGTGGCACCGACCGGGCCAACCGGCAACCTGGCAAGCTCGGTGCGCAAGGGACCGGGCAAACGCGAAACCGTGGTTCGCGTGATGGCCGGCGGCTTTATGACGACGCGCCAGGTCGGCGGCAAACCATATGACTACGCGCGCGCGGTCGAGTTCGGCACCGAGCGCATCCCCGCGCACCCGTTCTTTTTTCCGACGTTTCGGCTGATGCGCAAATCGATGCGCTCGGCGATGCGTCGCAAGATCACCAAAACCATCGAACGCTATTCCGCGGAGTGAATGATTTATGGCCGGCACCGACACCGCATCGTTAGTCGTCGCGCTGTCGGCGCAATTGACCAAATTCGAAAAGGACATGAAGGCGGCCGGCGTGATGGCCGACGATGCGGTCGGCAAGATCGAGAAAAAGTTTTCCTCGATGAACCCGCAAGTCAATGCGTCGTTTCTCGGCAATCTGTTTTCCAACCTGGTGACGAAAGGACTGGACACCGCCACCAAGGCGATCGGCGACATGATCGATCGTTTTATCGATTTGCAGAAAGCCGCCGACTATGCCGGCGTGTCCATGCAATGGCTGTATGGCGTGCAAGAGGCCGGCCGTAAGGCCGGCGCATCGGTCGACGGCATCACCGGCGCGGTTAAAAGCCTGGCGTTCCAACTCGACGAAATGAAGCGCGGCGGCGACAACGCGCTGAAAACCTTGCTCGATGCCAATCCGAAGTTTTTGAAGGGCGTCAACCGCGACGCGCTCGACGTCGAGCAAACCTTGCGCATTGTCGGCAACATCATTGCGGCAATGCCAAACCAAATCCAGGCCGTCGACGTCGGCAAACACCTCGGCATTCCACCCGACGCGGTGCAAGCGTTGCGATCCGGCGGCGACGCCTTCGAAAAGATTGCCAACGAGGCGGCGCGCGCGGCACCGGACCTGAATAAAATTTACGAATACAGCAAAGAGATAAAAGCGCTGTGGAGTGACTTTCTTAAGACGGTGCAGGACTGGGCCAGCGTCAATTTTTTCGCGACGCTGAAAACCGACGTCGGCGACCTGGTCAAAATTCTCGAAGTTGCGGCGCGGCTGTTCAGGAATGGGCCGCTCGATGCGGCGACAAATTCCGCGCTCGACACCATGCGCGGCGTCGAGGAAAGGATCAAACGCGCCAAGGCGGCGGCCGAGACCACGGCACCGCCGAAACGGGTAGTGGTCACCGGCGGCGCGACCGACCCGTTCGCACGCAAGGGTGCCGTCGACGACACCACCACCGCGCTCGAACGCCAAACCGATCAACTCGAAAAACATATCCTGGTGATGGAGGCCGACGCCGCCGCCGCCGGCAAGGGTGTCGCCGAGCAAGAGCGGTTGCGCGCCGAGGCGTTGTTGACCGCCGCGGCCGAGCGCGACGGCGTACAGGTCACCGGCGAATATGCCGCGGCGCTGGCGCTGTTAGCGCAACGCGCCGGTGAGGCGCGGCTCGCGCAAGCCAAAGCCGCCGAGCAAATCTCAAAGATCAACGCCGCGAGCCAGGTGTTCGGCCAGGCGCTATCCAGCGCGTTCGCCGATGCGATCGTCGAGGGCAAGAAACTAAACGAGGTGCTGGATAGCCTGGTCAAGACGCTGCTTAAAGCCGCGATCAATTCGACCATCATGTCGCTGTTCACGCCTGGCGCGGGCGGTGGGCTGTCGCCGTTTGCCGGGCTGTTCAAAGCCGGCGGCGGGCCGGTGACGGCGGGGCAATCCTACATCGTCGGCGAGCAAGGGCCGGAACTGTTCAAGCCGCAAACCGCCGGGACGGTGATCCCCAACGATGTGTTGCGCCAGAGCGGTTCGCAGGGCGGCGCGATCATCTATTCGCCGGCCATCGATGCGCGCGGCGCATCGGTCGAGGCGGTGGCGCGGCTGGCTCAAATCATCGAGGCCGACCGCGCGGCGTTTGCGAGCCGCACCGTCGCCACCATCCAACAAGCGCGGCGCGCGCGCGTGGCCGGTGTTTGATGGCGATCACCTATCCGATCAATTTGCTGCCGGGCTTCCCTGGCTGGACCACCGGGTTTTCGCTGCGCTGGCGGCAAGAGCAATCGACGCAAGCCTCGGGCCGCATCCTGGTGAAAGATATGGGCGCGCCGCTGTGGACCTTGCGCGCGGCGTCAAAGGTGCTTTCCCCGAACAACCTCGACGCCTGGCGCGCGCGATTGACCGCGCTGGAAAATGGCCTGCAACAATTTTGGGGCTATCCGACCACGCGGTGTTATCCGATCGCCTATCCGCGCGGCACGTGGCCGACCGGCGGCGTGTTCAATGGTTCGTGCACGCTCGGCACCATCAATGCCAACCGCAAAGCAATCACGCTGATTGCGCTGCCGGCCGGGTTCAAATTATCGGTTGGCGATTATGTTTCGATCGCTGGCGACTTGCACCAGGTGATGGAGGCGGCGACCGCCAACGGCTCGGGCGCGACGCCGGAATTCGAAATCCGACCGCACATCTGGCCGGGTGTGACGGCACCAAAGCCTGGCGTGTCGGTGAAGCAACCGGCTTGCTTGATGTGCATTGTGCCGGGCTCGGTGAACTCTGACGCGCAATTGAACGGCTGGGGCTCGGTGGCATTCCAGGCGATCGAGGCGCGGCTGTGAGGGATATCAGCGCGGGCAATTACGATGCGCTGCAAAAGCGCATTCTGATGCCGCGCGACTTTATTTGGTTCGTGGTGCGCGACCGCACGACCGGCGCGGCGGTCACCGACGGCTATTGGTCGGATATCGGCTCGATCACCGCCGACGTGGTCGACCCCGACACCGGCGGCACCTCGACCCGCACCTGGTTCGGTGCCGGCTCGCTGATTTCGATTTCCGATATTCCGCTGGTGTCGAACCTGACGGTGCAGAACATCACCGTGACCTTGAGCCAGGTGGCCGATCGCGTAAACCAATTGGTGCGCGCTTACGATTGCAAGCAAGGCCGGGTCGAGATTTACCGCGGGCTGTTCGATCCGGCGAGCCGCACCATGGTCGCGCCGGCCGAGCCGCGGTTCGTCGGCACCATTGACGAGGCACCGATCAAGACGCCGGCCGAGAATGAAAACGGCGACGTGTCGCTGACCTGCACCTCGAACACCGCCGAGCTGACGCGCTCGAACCCCGACACGCGATCCGACGCCAGCCAGAAACGGCGCGCGGCAACCGATGCGTTCTTTGTCGACGTCGCGGTGGTCGGCACCTGGCAACATTTCTGGGGCAGGGAAGGCGGCGCGCCGCGTTCGTTCAATCGGGGCGGGCCGCTCGGTAGGCTTGGGCGGTGATCCGAACCGCACAGCAAGACGACAAGGCGCGCGTGATCATCTTGCTGCAACATTCGCGCGTCGCGGGGGGCTTCGATCGGCCGGACGGTTTGACGGGCTTTTGTTTCCCGTTCGATGCCGCCTATGCCGAGCGGCTGTTCATGGTGCACCTGATGCCGCGGCACGTTTGCCTGGTGCACGACGTCGAGGGCACCGCGCAAGGCGTATTGATGGCGGCCTATGCCGAGCATCCGTTCGGGCCGTTGCGCGTCGCGCGCGAAACCGTGTGGTGGATCGAGCCGGAATACCGCGGCCTCGGCGCGATGAAAATGCTCGACGCATACGAAATGTGGGCGCGCGCCAACCGCTGCGAATATGTCGGCATGGCCGGCATGGGTGACGATCCCGACGTCGCGAAACTCTATCGCCGCCGCGGCTACCAGGTCGCGGAAACCCATTACTTGAAAGCGACCTGACGGTGGCGATTTTTACCCTGGCAGCGACCGCGTTGCTCGGCGCGATCGGCATCACCTCGACGTTCGCGATCGGCGTGGCAGCGGCCGGCCTGGCCATTGCGACGTCTTACGCCGTGTCGACGGTGATGAAGGCGCTCGCCGGTGAACCGGAGGCGGCCAAGGCCGACCATTTCGGCACGCAAGGCACTTTGGCCGCGGGCGGCGATATCCCGCGAGCGTTTGGTCTCGGCAAACATATGACCGCGGGCTCGCTGGTCTATGCGAACTATTGGGGACACAACGGCGAAACGCCGAACGCCTACCTGACGCAAGTGATCGCGCTCTCGGATTTGCCGCGCGAGCAATTGGTCGAGATATGGGTGCAGGGCGAAAAGTGTACGCCGATGCCAGGCGTCACCGATCCGGCGCTCGGCGTGCCGCTGCGGGAATACGAGACCGGCAGCGGCGCGATCGAGCATCTTTGGGTCAAATACTATGACGGCACCCAAACCGTGGCCGACCCGTTCCTGGTCGGCACGGTGTCGTCGCCTGATCGGCCTTACGATGCGTCGCGGGTCGGTGTCGGCGTCTGCTATGTGGTTGCAACCGCGCTGGTCGAGGACACGCTTTTCTCGGGCTTCCCGAGTTTTAAATTCGTGCTCTCGGGCATCCCGCTCTATGACCCGAGCAAAGACTCGACCAACGGCGGCAGCGGCGCGCATCGTTACAGCGACCCGGCGACCTGGGGCGGCGACGGTGATCAATTGCCGGCGGTGCAAACCTACAACGTGTTGCGCGGCATCAAGTATGCCGGTGCCTGGCTGTACGGCTTGCAAAACATGGTCGGTGCCGCGCGGTTGCCGGCGGCGAATTGGAACGCCCAAATTGCCAAGTGCCGCGCCACCGTCACCGGATTGAGCGGACCCGAACCGACTTACCGCTCGGGCGGCCAGGTCAACGTCGACACGCAACCGGCCAACCTGGTCGAGGCGTTGCTGACCGCGTGCGGCGGCCGGCTGTCGGAAATCGGCGGCTTTTATAAAATGCACCTCGGCGCGCCGGATAGTCCGGCGTTCGCCTGGACCGATGCGGATTTGTTGTCGAGCGAGGGGCAAACCTTTCGGCCGTTCTTTTCGCTCGGCGATAGCGTCAACGGAATTCAAGGCACCTATCCCGACCCGGTGCAGGGCTGGGAAATCGCGACCGCGCCGGCACTGTTGCGCGCTGACCTCGAAGTGCGCGACGGCCGCCGCCGTTTGATGGCGGCACCACAATTTAATTTCGTGCCGTACCCCGAGCAAGTGCAGCGCTTGCAAAAATCCGGCCTTGAGGAAAGCCAGCGCGCGCGCACCCACGTGTTGCCATTCCCGCCGGCCTATTGGCTGATCGAGCCGGGCGACGTCGGCACCTGGTCGAGTGTGCGCAATGGCTACGTCGACAAATTGTTTCGCGTCGATAGCGTGGTCGACCGCGCCAACCTCGACGTTTCGCTGGCGGTCACCGAAGTCGACCCGAGCGACTATGATTGGGACCACGCCACTGACTACACCGGCGTGTCGACCGGGCCGACGGTGTTTCCGCGGCCGACGCCGCAAGGCGTGGTCGATTGGTTCGCCGAGGGCACGGTGCTCTATGACAATGACGGCATCGGCCGGCGTGCCGCCATCCGCATCGCCTGGGATGGTTCATTGCCTGGCGTGGTCGGTATGCAATACGAGGTGCGGCTGACAAGCGACCTGTCGCACGTCACGCGCGGGCGCACCGATCAACTCGGTGCCGGCGCGCTGATGATTTCGCAAGGCTTGATCCCGCTCACCGCCTACCAGGTGCGCGGTCAATATCTGCCGAGTTCGCCGCGCAACATGCTGTGGAGTGATTGGCTCGACGTCACCACGCCGGATTTGCCGGCGGCCGACTTGCCGGCCTGGATTGTCAACCAGGTCACGACGGTGATGGACTATCTCAATGATCGCGTGATCGAAGTCGAGCAACGCTTTGCGACGCTGACCTCGAAACTGGCCGCGCAAGATTGGGACGAAATCCGCTCGGTGCGCTCGCAACTCAATGCGCGAAGCGACAAGGCCATGGCCGCGATCGAAACCGTCGAGACGGTGGCGGTCGACGCATCCGAGGCGGTGGCCGAATTAGAGATATCGGTCACCGCGCAATTCGGCGTGACGAACGCCGCGGTCGAAGAGAACGCCACCGCGATTGCCTCGATCGAGGGATGGGCCGCCGCCGGCTATGGCGTCACGCTCACGGTCGACGGCTACGCCACCGGGTTCGAATTGCTCAATGGCGGACCTGGCTTTTCGACCACGACATTCGTGCAAGACAAATTCATGGTCGCCGCGCCAGGCGTTGCCGGCGGCGCGCCGGTGCCGATCTTTACCGTGGCCAATGTCGCCGGTGCCGCCAAGGTGGCATTGCGCGGCGATATGATCGTCGACGGCTCGATAACCGCCACGAAAATCGCCGTCGCGACCTTGAGCGCGATCACCGCCAATGTCGGCGCGCTGACCGCGGGCCTGATCCGATCTAACAACAACCTGGTGCGGTTCGACCTCGACGGGGCCACCTTGATCGTTTCGGATAGCTGAATGGTGCGGCGCATCTTGTTAAGCGCGAGCCGGGTGGCGGTGTCGCGGCCTGGCTATGACGTGATCACGGCGGCGGTTAATCCCGACACCATGTCCGTCGATAGCACGTTCGGATTGCCGCTGCGGCTGTTGCAAGCCGGCGTGTTGCTGTCGCGATCGATCAACGGGTTCGGCACGGTTGGCTATGGCACCACCTATTCGACCTATCCGAAAGTTTTGATCCTGCCGTGGGATGGCGGCGCGGTGATCATCAATCTGTTTCAGAAGCGCACCAACGGCAGCACTCACGATAGTCTGTATTTCAACCCCTACAACGTGAAGATGGGTAAGAGTTCGTTCAAGATCACCCGCAACGATGGCAACGAAGGTCAATTCGACGATGCCTATTATAACGCCGCGCGGCACTGGATTTATTTGGTGTTTCCGCCATGACGCGCCGGCTGATCGTCGGCCGGCATCCGCTCAATGGTGCCTATGGCATCTGGTTGTCGAAACCTGGCGTCGATGCCGGCGCGACGGTGGCGATCGACAATTTCCTGGTCGCGCCGATTGTCAAAAACGACATGGTGCTGATGGCCGGCGTCGCCAGTTCCGGCGTGCTGGTGGCGTTTCCCTACACCTTGAACGGCCGACCGTATGTCTACTACTGGCCGACCAACACGGTGAGCGCGGACCACTATCCGTTTCCGATCACGCTGGCGACGCCGTCCGGCGACGAGTTTTGCACGGTGTCAACGTCGGGAATGTCATTTTCCGATGGCAGCGGCCAGGGCCTGGTGTTCACCTATCTGGTGACGTCGAGAGAATTTTAGATGGTCGATCGGGTGTTGATCAAAGGCGGCGTCGCGGCGGCGATCCAAGTCAGCCTGCCGGGCTACGACGTCAAAACCGCGTCGCTGGCCGGCATGGCGTTCGATGCGCGGTTTGCGAACATGCACCTGGTGGCGCAAGGCCTGGTCTATGTTCCCTATGAAACCAACACGTTCGTTGCCTACGGCGTCACCTATGCGACCATCCCGCGGGTGTTTTGCGGATATGTGCCGCCGTTCCTTTCGCCAAACCCGAATGCCGCCGAAATCAACAACCCGAGCGCGGTGCTGACCTCGGCCTCGGGCACCTGGCTCAACCTGGTGCAGGCGATCGGCTACACCAACGGCATCAATTTCTATTCCGGTTTCCAGGGTGTCGAAAACGACGTGCGGCCGTATGCCTCGACCTACTTTTATTATTCCGCTTATCGGTGATCGTGATGCTGTTGGTGTCGGATGCAAGCGGCTTTGTCGAGCAAGTGGTACTGGTCGGCGATTTCGAAGCGCTGGAAAAACTCTATCTGGCGCAAGGCAAAACCGTCGTGGCGACCGAACACCGTGACGATTTCGCGCGGCTCTATATCCGCGACGGCCAGGCGATCGAGCGGCCGGCGGTTGCGATCGATGGCGAGGTGCGCGCGATCAAGGCCGACGGCCAAGACGCGCTGCACCTTGTCGTGACGCCGCCGACGTTCACGCTCACGGTTCGGTTTGGCGACCTGATCGTGCACCAGGAAACCAGCAAGGCCGGCACGCTTGATTTCGCCGCCGAGCATCCTGGTCAGTATGAAATGACATTCGAGGCGGCATTTCCTTATTGGCCGCTGGTGCTGGTGGTCGAGGCACAATGAAGATCACCGCCAATCCGCTCGGCAAGTTGATCGAGGATGCCGAGATGCGCACCGGCATGCACTTTGCACCGACGACGCGCGACCTGGCCGACGAATGCAAGCGGCAGATGGCGGTTGCGGTGCTCGGCGGTGCCGAACCGTCGGCCGAATTCGTCGAGGCGGCGGCGATTGAAAGCCTCGACGCTGGCGAACTCGCCGCGCTGATCGTGAGCAAGCCAAGTCGATTGATGGCGCGCGAAAACGAGCGGCGCACGCTGGTGGTCAAGTTGCGCGCCGCGACCGCGGCGGCCGACGTCGAGGCGTTGCTCGATCAAAGCGGCGTGCGGCCGAGGCCGCGTTAAAAGGAAAATCAGCAATGGCGTTGCCAACCTACCAAACCGGCAAAGCGTCTGTCGCTGCCGGCGCATCCGACGTGTTCGGCACCGACGTGATGTGGTCGAACATCAACGTCAAGCAAGGCGATTTCATTTCGATCGGCGGCAGCGACGCGGTGCTGATCACCGAGGTGGTCAACGCTGCGCAACTGAAAATCCCGCCCTGGCAAGGTGCCGCGCAAACCGCCGCGCTCTATGTGATCTATCAGAACTATGTCGGCCGCGTTGTCGGCGTCGCCGCCGCCGAAGATGTCGGCGATATGCTCGAACGGTTGAAAGGGCTCGGGCCGATCTACAACGTGCCGCCCGACGAAACCGAGCCGGACCCGAGCTATGGCGTCGACGGCCAATGGGCCTACCAGATGACCACCGGCACCTGGTGGCTCAAGACCGGCGGCGAATGGGTGGAGAGTGCGCCACCCGTCGGCGGTGCGACGCCGAGCGATGTGCTGCCGCTGATGGACGGCATCGCGGCACCCGGCATTGCGGATGCCTATTCGCGCTGCGATCACGTTCACCCGAGCGACACCTCGCGCGCGCCGGTGGTGCACACCCACACCGCCGGCCAGGTCACCGACTTTTCAGAAGCGGTCGACGATCGCGTCGCCGCGCTGCTGCTGCCCGGCAGTAATATCACGCTGACCTATAACGACGCCGCCGGCACGCTGATGATTGCCGCGGCCGGCGGTGGCGGCGGCGGCGCATCGGTGACGATCGGCGACACGCCGCCAGGCTCGCCGACGGCCGGCAATCTGTGGTGGGAGAGCGACACCGGCATTCTGTATATCTTCTATAACGACGGCACGTCGTCGCAATGGGTGGCGATCATCGGCGGCAGCGGTAGCGGCGGCATCAGTGATGCGCCGAATGATGGCACGCAATACGGCCGGCAATCGCTCGGCTGGACGCCGATCGTGGCGAACCCGTCGCCGGCAACCGCGACGCCGCTGGTCGAGAGCGGCGCGGGCGCGGTCGGCGTCGCCACCAAATGGGCGCGCGAGGATCACGTGCACCCGGCCGCGGCCGGCGGCGGCAGCGCGAAGCAAAACAAAATCATCAATGGCGCGATGATGATTTCGCAAGAGAACGGCGCGGCGGCCGGCACCGCCAACGGCTATTATCCGGTGGACGGTTTCTTTTTAAGTAATAGCAACGTCGGTGTGCAAACCGGACAACAGGTTTTCGGTTTGGCAGCAAGCGGCTCGACAAGCCGCTTGCGCGTGACGTGCACAACGGCCGACGCCGCGGTGGCTGCGACGGATTACAGCGGCATTTTCCACCGCATCGAAGGATCGCGGATTGCGGACCTTTTCCCCGGCAATTCCGGTTTGGCGAAAACGGTGACGTTGCGGTTTGGCGTCAGGGCACCCGCCGGCATCTATTGCGTCAGTTTTCGCAACGGTGCATCGAACCGCGCCTATGTCGCCGAATATACAATCAGTGCCGGCGAGGCCGGCCTCGAAGTTTATAAAACGATCACCTTGCAGATGGACCAGGCCGGAACGTGGCTGGTCGATAACGGCATCGGATTAAACGTTAGCTGGCTATTGATGGCCGGAACGAACTTCCACCAGGCGGCCGGTGCCTGGGGCGCGAGCGGCGCGCTGGCGAGCGCCAATCAATTCAACTTCATGGGCACGGCCCTCAACGTGTTCGAATTGTTTGATGTATCGCTGACCGAGGGCACGACCGCGCCGACGTTCGTGGTGCCGGATTTCGCAAGTGAGCTGCTGCTGTGCAAGCGATACTGGCAATCAAGCTATGACCTCGGCGTGGTGCCAGGCACCGGATGGAGCGTCGCGCTCGATCAATACAAGTTTTCGCATCCGAGCGCGGCCTTTTCGACGGCGTTTCCAATCATGCCGATGCGCGCCGACCCGACGCTTACGATCTACGATCACACCGGCGCGGCCGGCGTCATCTCTTGGTACAACGGCACGGCGTTTGCCGGCGGCGGCGCGATCAACAGCACCGTGGCGAAACAAAACTTTATCTTTGTGCAAGCGAGCATCACCAATGCGATCTATGCAAACTTTGCATGGAAGGTTAGCGCGAGGCTGTAATGGCAGACTATCAACTCACCGCAAGCGACGACGTGGTGCGCACCGCCGACGCCGCGCGAATTCCGAATGATCCGGCCAACCTCGATCGCCAGGGATACGATCAATGGTTGGCCGACGGCGGCGTGCCCGATCCTTATGTCGAGCCGCCACCGCCGGCACCGCCGCCCGAGGACGTGGTGCTCTACAATCACGAAAACCGCATCCGCGCATTAGAGGGCGAGCCGCCGCTCTCGATCGACGAATTCTTGCGAGGCAAAAATGGCGTTTGATTTTCCAAGTTCGCCGACCGTCGGCCAGGTCGCCAACGGTTACACCTGGGACGGCGAAAAGTGGACGGCACCGGCCGGCAGCGGTGGCGGCGGTGGTGCCAGCGTCACGGTGTCGACAACGCCCCCAGCATCGCCGACCGCCAACAGCCTATGGTGGGAAAGCGACACAGGGCTGTTATTCATTTGGTACACCGATGCCACGCCTAATTCGCAATGGGTGATGATACCGGGCGGCGGCGGCGGCGGCGGTGGCAGTGCCGACCTATCGACCACCGTTCGAATTGTCGGCGTCGATAACGTGATCGGCGGCACCAGTGCCGGCGCGGCGCTGACCACCGGCACACAGAACACCGTGGTCGGTGCCGAAGCCGGTGCCGCCTTCACCAGTGACACCGGCCACACCCTGGTCGGCTATCAGGCCGGCAAGGCGCTCAACAGCGCGAGCACCACCTGGAATACGTTCATTGGTCACATCGCTGGTCGCTTGATCACCACCGGCAACAGCAACGTCGCCGTCGGCCGCGCATCGATGGCTTACGACGTCAACGGCTCTTACAATGTCGCGATCGGCCACGCCGCTTATTTCAAGGGGCAATCTGGTCAAGGCGTGATCGCGATCGGCGACACCGCGGCCGGTGCCGAACCGACGACGGGCTCGGCAAATTGGGGCGGCACGACGCTGACCTATTTCGGCTCGAACAGCGATGTGGCTTGCAGCTATATCGGCCGCAACACCGGCAAGTCGAGCGCGGCCGCGCGCACCAACGCGCACGCCGTTGGTTCGCTGGCGCGCATCCCGGTGCGCGACAATGTCATGGTGTTGGGCCACGGCCTCGGCGCGCTGACCACCGCTGCCGCGCTGTTCGATGGCTGGTCGCGCGTCAATGTTTCCGGCAACGCCGGCATGGTGCTCGCCGCGGCTGACATGCTGAAAGGCTTGCTTGTTCGTACCGGCTCACCGCCGGCGGCGTTCAGCGACACCACCGACACCGCGGCAAGCCTGGTGCTCAACGGTCCCGGTCCCCACGCCGAGCTGCCGTGCAGCATCGAGATCAGTGTCGGCAACGTCACCAATTTCACGCAAACGATCCTCGGCGGCACCGGCGTGACAGTCAGCGGCCTCGGCCTGGCCGGCGCTGTCGCGTCGCTCGCGCTGGCAAAATTCCGCATCACTTACGACAACACGGTGCCCGGCAGCGAAGCGATCACGCTTTATCGTGTCGGTTGAATTGAAGGGCGACGCCAATGGCCGCATTTGATTTCCCCGCATCGCCAACCGTCGGCCAGGTGTCGAACGGCTACACCTGGGACGGTGAAAAATGGATGCTGTCGACGGCGGGCGGCTCGGTCACACCGCGCGGGCAGCTTTTCGGCCTGACGCTTTCCAACAACGCCGCTGATGCGACCAACGATATCGATATTGCGGCGGGCGAGGCGGCGTCAGATGATAGCACCGCGGTTTTGATGGTGCTCGCCAGCGCGATCACCAAACGGCTCGATGCCGCCTGGACGGTCGGCAATAACCAGGGCGGGCTCGACACCGGCGCGATCGCCAATGGCACCTATCATCTGTTTTTAATCCAGCGACCCGACACCGGCGTGATCGATAGTCTATTTTCCGCCAGCCCGACCGCACCGACGATGCCGGCCAACTATACGCGCAAGCGGCGCATCGGTTCGTTCATCCGCGCCAGCGGTGCGATCCTGGCATTCCGGCAAACCGGCGACGTGTTCAAATTGATTTCGCAGAAAACCGATTACAACGTGCTGACGGCGGTGGCCGATATCCTGGTGGCGCTATCGGTGCCGTCCGGCCTGCGGCTGGTGCCGCTGTTGGTTTTCAGTTTGCAGCAAGCCACCGCCGGCCAGGGCGTCATGATCATGACCGATGGCGACAACGCGACCGCCGATGTTTCGGTCGCGCGCGCCGCGGCGGCTAATGAATATTCCCTTGCCTCAAGCACGAGTTTCGTCACCAACACCGCGAGCCAGGTGCGGTTCACGCTATTGATCGGTTCCGGCACCGTTGCCGATTGTCGGATTTTCACCCAAGGCTGGATTGATGGGCGGGGCCGCTAAATGCGAACCGGCAATAACCCGTTCAACCTGGTGGCGATGGGTGACAGTCAGACCTCGGCGCGGGCCGGCGGCGCGAGCCTCGATCAAACTTATCCGTGTGTCGCGGCGCGGGCGCGCGGTTATGGCTACGTCACCAACCAGGGCCGATCGGGCGACACCACAACCGTGATGCTGGCACGGTTCGCCGCCGACATACTTGCGCACCATGCGGGCGCGGTGTCGATCATGGGGTTTGTCAACGACCTGACCACCAACATAACCGGCGGCACGACTTGGGCGGGCGGCGGCATTTCGTCGGCGACGACAAAAGCCAACCTAAAGACGATGGTGCAGAACGCACAGGCGCAACGCTGCCGGGTGACGTTACTGACGGCGGTGCCGGTCTTTCAAACGGTCTATTTGAACAATGCCGCGGCCTACCTGGCGGCGATCGGTCAAATCCCTGGCGAAACCGGCTGCGAATTTATCGACGTCTATGCCAACTTCATCGCGATGGACACCGCCACGCGCAATTCGCTGCTGATCGATGACCAACACCCGAACGCCGCCGGCCACGCTTATATCGCGAGCCTGGGCACCGGCAACAAGTTCGGCCAACTATGAGCGGCACGTGATCGAATTCATCTTGCTGCACACGCTCGACGGCCGCGACGTGTTCGTGAACGCCGCCAACGTCACCATGATCGGCGAGGCGCGCGCCGATACCGACCCGCAAAAAAAGCTGGTCGGCAAGGTGCATTGCGTCGTCAACATGGTCGACGGCAAGTTCGTCACCGTGGCCGAGCAATGCGACGCAATGCGACAACGATTGAAAGGCGCCATGCCATGACCGAAACCGTTAAGTGCATCGATATCTCGCACCACCAGGGCGACGTTGATTTCGACCAGGTCGCCGCGGCCGGCGTGCTCGCCATGATCCACAAGGCCACCGAGGGCCGCGATTACGTCGACCCGATGCGGGCAAAAAACATTATCAACGCCACCGCCGCCGGCATCGCGTGCTGCACTTACCATTGGCTTTCGCCAGGCGGCACCGCGAAAGAACAGATCGAGCATTGGCTCGACACCGTCGACCCGGTGCCAGGCGAACGGTGTGTGATCGATTACGAAGAGGACGGCTGTACCCTTTCCGACTTGCACGAAGCGATCGAGCGGTTGCTCGACGACCCGCGCGAATTACAAATCACCGTCTATTCCGGCCACCTGTTGAAAGAGCAATTGAACGGTGACCTCGACCCGATCCTGGCCGAGCATTGCGATTTGTGGCTGGCACAATACACCAGCGGCACGCCGAGCTGGTCGAGCGGCACATTCGAGCAATGGACGCTGTGGCAATATTCTGACACCGGCACCTTGCCCGGCATCGATGATGCGCACGTTGATTTCAATCGGTTCAACGGCAGCGACGTCGACCTGGTGCGATGGATTTCGCCGCACATCGTTCGACCCGAGCAGGTGCGCGCGGTGGTCGCCATTGCGATCGAGGCCAGCGACGACGTCGACGTGACGATATCGGTTAACGGCCAGGTGATCGCGCGATCGGCGGCGGCATGATCTATCACGTGGTTGCCTGGCGCGGGGTGTTTCGCGTGATCACCTCGCACAACACCGTCGCCGCGGTGTGCCAAACCCTCGAAGAGGCCGAGGCGTATATCGCGCGCCAGGGCGGCTAACGCTTACGCCTGGTTTCGAACGGCTCGCGATCGGCACCAGGTGCCAGCCTGGCACCGGGGCCTGGCGATTTGCAGCGGTGGCACACCAATTCGATATCAGGGTGCTGCCGCATCGCTTGCTGTCCCGACGGGAAAATTGCCACCTCATGGCCGCACCTGGCGCAATGCCCGGTGCACTGCAACGGGTGCACGCGCACCATGTCGACCACGCGCATCACGATTAGAATTGGCGCGAGCGGTTTCATCAGCGACCCTTTCGCAAAGTAAAAGAGGGCCGGCCGGACCCGGATGGAAGGGCCGACCCTCTCCCTAATCGCTGTGCCTGGGGCTGGGGTAGGCACGGCGGTTAGTTCAATCGGCGGCCGACGTTCATGCGGGCCGCGAACGCTTCGAACTTGTCCCAATGGTCGGCGAACTCGGCCAGCGCGGTTTCTTTGTCGACGCCGGCCTCGATGCACAAGGCACCATAGATCGAGCGCACGGCGTGCCGCATTTCGTCGAGTTCGCTGGCGGCGGCCGTCTTGAACAGCCGCGTCAGCAATTCGCTATCGGTGCTCATTGTTTTGCCCCTTGTGCAAACTGCCTGCCGCCTTTGCCGAGCGCGATCGCGCGCAAACAGGCGTCGCCGTGCACCTGTAACCGCTCGACCAATTGCACCGCCTGGTTCGGCGTCAGCCCGATAACCACCTGGCCGAAATCGGCACCAGGGCCGGCGTTGAACGTCAGCAACACTTCGCCATTTTCGGCAAATGTTGCGACGCTGACGCTTTCCGGTTCATCAATCAGAATGATGCCCATCGGCAGGATCGTGCCGGGTGTGCTCATGGCTTTGCCTTTGCCTTTTTCCGCCCTGGCGTCTTTCCGTTTGTCTTGTCGGACTCGGCGCGCGCGGCAAGCCATTTCCGGCCGCTCTCGCGCTCGGCCTCGACGTCGATTTCGACACCAGGCGCGCGCACGAATTCCTCGACGTATCCCAAGGCGGTGATGACTGCCATCACCGTGCCGTGCTGCGGATTTTTCGTGTCACCGTGAAACCAATTGTGCAAAGTCGACGTCGAAACGCCGCTCATTTCATGGACCGCGGTTAGGTTTTTGAAAACGCCATCGTCTTGCAAGATGGTGCGCACCTTATCGATCACCGGATTTTTCTTGATCCATCGATAGGTGCGATAGCTGCCGGTGACCCTGATATTAGCCATGGGTCACCTCGGCCGTGCCTGCAAGCTCGGCGGCTTGCTTGATGCCTCGGGCGGTCAATTCGAAGAGGTTTGATTTCGGGTCGCGTTTGACGATGCCGGCTTTTCGGCCACGGTCGAGCACACCGGAAATGCTTTTGGTCGACATGCCGGCCGCTGCCATGGCGGCGCGGATATCCGAGCCTGGCTTGCCACCAGGTGCCAGCACCTCAAGCAATACTTTTGCGCCGGCACCTTGCGAGGCGCGCCCCTTGGGGCCTTTGCTCACCTTGCGCGGTGCCGGTAGCGCGATCGGCGCGGCGGTGCTGTCGTGGCCGTTGCCTTGCATCGCCGCTTTCACTTTCGCGGTGAGGTGCCAACCGTCGCCATTGTTGGCGACGATGCCGAGTTTTTTCAGGGCTGTCAGCGCGGTGTATATCGTTGTGGGTTTGCGGCCGAGTTCGGCCGCTATTTGCCGCGGCGCTCTCGGGCCGTTCGCCAGCATGGTGACGATTTGCTGTTTCAGATTGCCGGCGACCTGGTGCGCGGCGATGTCGTCGGGCGTCAGCGGCGATTGTTTGCCGCCCTGGCCGAGCAAGACGTCAACGCTGACGATGCCTTGTGTGTCGTGAAGCTGGCGTAGGATTTTGCCGAATGGCAAATCCTCGATGTAGCACAGCACCGGAATTAGACCGGGCTTGGTCGCGATTTCGATTGCCTGTTTTGCCATGTGGATTGTTCCCCTATCCGTTTGGCGGTTGACGTTATGGCGGCGGCACTTCCTCCCTCGGCTGCGGGGTGAACAGCACCCGGCACTCACCCGCTGCGGTTGAGACACCGAATTGTTCTCCCGTTACCATGCAAAGGTCAAGAGCGGCGGCGACGGCGTGCTCGAATTGGTGCAAGGCATAAGTGGCAAAACTTTTGCCACTTGAACGATGGATCACGCGGAACGTCATTTGAGCAACCGGTCACGTTCGTCGGCGGCAGCGCCGACTTGCACCATCGCCATCACCAGAGCGCCGAGGCTGGCACCGGCGCACAATCCGATCGCTAATCCAAGCCAAAACATTTGAGGCGTGCTTTCAAAGTGTCGACGATGCGCAAGACGCGCCGGCGGCGGTTGGATGCGATCGAGGCGGCGAACGCCTGGCGCTCGAACCGCGCCAGAAAATCATCGTCGAGGAAAGCCGGCAGTTCATGCTCAAAGCCGGCCAGCTCGGCCTCGATCGCATCGAGCACCGCGTCGAGATTGCGCGCCGCGTGCTCGGCCTTGAACGGGTTCGGCAACAGTCGATCGTCAATATTCATCGCCGTGTTCCATCATGGTCGGCGCGTGATTTCACCGTGAGATAACTTTCGCGCCAGGCGCGCCAGGCGATTTGCATCGCCTGGGCACGTTCATCGGCGGCGAGCAAGGCGCGCTCGGCCGGGGTTGGCGGTCGGGTGCCGTCGATCAGGGTGTTGTCGAGGATCAACCAGCCGCCGCAGTCGGCGCACAGCATCGCCGCGCCATTGCTCGGCGGGCCATGGTCGACGCTGCCGGTGTGGCGCGACGCCGCGCCGCACAGCACGCAACGGGTCGCGTGCTCAAACTTTCTCATGCGGCTTTGCCCATCGGTAGCGGCGGCTGATCGGGGTCGGGCGTCGCCGGTGCGCGCTCGCCGATGAATTCCGACGCATCGGCCAGCACCAGGATCGCCGCAGCTTTGCCATGCTCGGCCAGGGCGATGATATTGGCGACCACGCTGGCGGCGTTGAACTCGACCTTGACGTTATCTTTCACCGTAAATTTCGCCACGGTGCCGACGACGTGCGGCTGTTCCGCCGCGGCGATGATGCCGGCGATGCGGCGCACCGCCGACGCCGCGGTGTTGCTGATCGCGGTGATGGCATCTTGCTGTTCATCTTCGCCGAGCATGGCCCAAGGCACCCGGATTGAACGGACGTGCGTCAAAAGGGCGTCGCGGATGTCACCGGAGAGTGTTTCGGCCGCGGCCAGGTCGAAAATGGTGTCAGCGTTAATAGTGCCGAGTTCGTTCATGGCGATATTCCCCTTGCTGGTGGGCGCGGTGGTGGTGGTGGGCACAATAGGGCGAGCCTGACAGGGCGGGACCGCCGCAAAACTCGCTGGCGACGGCCTCGACGTCACCGAGCGGCCAATGGCATCGGGTGTCGTCGAGTTCGGCCAGGGTGCACGGCTGCATGACCAGCGTCGCCGTGCCGTTGAATCTTTTCGGTGCCAAAACTTTTGCCGGCAAGACTTTTGGCACTGGCGTCGCTTTCGGGCGCGGTGGCGGCCGCGGGTGCGGGTTCACCTCATAATGCTTTTCAAGGCCGCGCGGCAAAACACCTTTGTCGCGGAGGCGATTGGCTTTGCCGCAAATCGACGATCGCGTGCGGCCAAAGAACTTTGCCAATTGAGTCGACGATGCGGTCGGCCAAAGCTCGACGAACGTCGCGGTTTCTTTCGGTGTCCATTGGGGCATTTCCATAGGCGCTCCCTTCCTCCCGTGTCTGTTAGCTTGTCGACGTCGCCGGGGAAATTTTGCCAGGGCAAAGTCGTGCTCGGGCGCGTTTACGACGCCGCAAGTGATCCCCTTTTGCGTTGTTGGTGGTGCGCTCGAATATTTTTTTTCGGGATTGAAAATGGCGCTTGCGTTTTTTTGCGAAGCACCTGCTTCATCCGCTTTCAATGTCTGTCCGCTGTTGGATAAACGTCAAGATGAAACCGCAACGCTTTATGAAAAAATTTACACGTTCACGCAGATGAATGCGGAAACGCTATGAAACAAGCGGTTTGCGAGAATATGCAAAAAGTGACAACGGCAAAAAAATTGCCGCCAAAAGTTTTACCGCTTGTCGAACGGTTCCAGTTTTTTGCCACCGTCGACCAGCGCGCCAACCATCAATGTGAAATGATCGGAGTGAATGCGATCGTCGAGCCAGCCATCGTTGCCGCAATAACCCCAACGGCCGCTTTGCTTGACCATATCGCGCGCGAGCAACGGTCTCAGCCAATTGGCGACGTTCTGGTGCGAGACCTTGTGACCGATAGTAGTGAGTTCACGCGCGATGCCGCGCTGGGAAATCGGCGGGTTGCCGCGCTCGTCATTGAGCCTGATCACCATGAACACCAGCAATTGCGGGGTGTCGGCGATGCTAAAACCATCGCCCATAGCGGCGATCGCCGGCAGTATCGCGGCCAGCAGGGTTTCCGAAAAGAGCGCCGCGGCAGTGTGGCGTTCCACAAATTCCGGCGAGCGCATGGTGCTGTTCCCCGACACCGATGCAAAAAAAGCCAACGAGCATTCTCGCCAGTTCAAACACCCGTCAAGGGTGTTTCATTCCATTGTCATGGTCGGGCGGAGCAAATTCTTTTCGGATGCCGTGCTGCCGTTGTCACTTTTCGCATAGTTGCAACGCAGCGTCGTAACTATTGCGACCGAGCAAATGGGAAAAAGCTGCAAAACAAGTGCGTCGCGCGCGATCGTGAAATCACCGTGAGCGCGCCAGCGTTGTGTTCATTTTGTTCATGTACCGAAGGACAGTGACAACATGCCGCTGATCACCGCGATGCCGATCACCTCGCCGGAACAATGGCACGAACTCCGCGCCAAAAATATTGGCGCTTCCGAAGTCGCGGCCTTGCTCGGCGTGCACGAATATCAAACCGCTTATGGCCTGATCGCGCGCAAGCTGGGCAAGTTGTCAGACCAAATCGACGACGCGGTGTTGCGTCGCGGCCGTTTGCTCGAACCAGTGGCGAAACGGCTGATCGCCGAAAAGCATCCCGATTGGCAATTGATCGAGCCGACCGCCTACTATTCCGATAGCGCGCTGAAATTCGGCTGCACGCCTGACCTGTTCGTGAAAAACGAGCGCGGCATCGGCGTGGTGCAGATCAAGACGGTGCACCCGTCGACCTTTGCCAAAAAGTGGCGCAACGATGCCGGCGCGATTGAGCCGCCGCTGTGGATCGCGATCCAGGCGATGAGCGAACAGCACTTGACCATGGTCGAGTTCGCGATGGTCGCTGCCATGGTGATCGACTACGGCCTGTCGCTCGAATTGATCGACGTTCCCTATATCGCCGGCGTGATCGAGACGGTGCGCGGCAAGGTCGGGCTGGCCTGGGAAATGATCGAGGCCGGCGAATTGCCGCCGCCGGATTTCGGCACCGACCGCGCCAACCTGGCGGCGGTCTATCGCCAGGATGACGGCACCGAGATTGACCTCACCGGCGACAATGAATTGCCGGAAATCATTTCCGAGTTCGAGGCGCTGAAGATGGCGCGGGAGACCGCGCAAGCCGGCGTCAAAAACGCCGAGGCGCGCATCCTCGATCGGCTCGGCAATGCACAGCGCGCGCGGTTTGCCGGCGGCGTGATCACGTTCAAGACGCAACACCGCAAGGGTTATGTCGTCGAGCCGACCAGCTTTCGCAAACTTTCGGTGAAACACAATCGAGAGGACGCCGCCTAATGGATATCACCAGCCTGGAAATCGAGAGCCATGCCAACGGTGGCAGCAAAGTCACCGCCTGGTGCAAGTGCACCTCGCCGGACGAAATCGACGATTTGGTCGCCTGGCTGGCGCTGGCGCAACACGTGATGGTGACTTGGCATGGCATTCGCGCCGGCAAGGCCGTCGACACCGCCAACGTGACGCCGATCAAGAAAGGCAAAGAGCCATGACCGGCCGGGCGGAATTTTCGGTGTATGCGTTTTTCCCCGATGACAGTTATGAGGCGGTGCAGCGGTTTGTCGACGCCGAAACCGCGGTCAAGACGGCGCACCGATTGAGCGAGGGCGTGGGTGCCAAATCTGGTTTCACCCGCCGCATCATCATCACCGACGGCGGCGATCACACCGTGTTCGAGTGGAAGCACGGCGAGGGCGTCACGTTTCCAACCCGCGCGGAGGCGGCATCATGAAAGTGCGACCGATCGAGGTGGCGTGCCAATTGCTCGACGACGGCGACACCGTCACCGTCGCCATCACCGTGAGCGGGCTCGACCAGGATCAAGCCGAACAAATTTCGGGGCGGCTGCGCGGGCCGCTGGAACGCATCGTTCCCGAGGTGCTGACCGGCAGCGGCGGCCTGGTGTTCGATCTAACGGAGGCAATGAGCGATGAACAAAAACGCGATTAGCGAAGTGCGCTTGCAACTCGACAACATGATCGGCCAATTCGCCGCGGTGCTGCCGAAGCATATTCCGGCCGATCGGTTCGGCCGCGTGGTGCTGACCGCGGTGCAGACCTCGCCGGAATTGCTCAATGTCGAGCGGCGTTCGTTGTGGAACGCTTGCATGAAGGCGGCGCAAGATGGGCTGTTGCCCGACGGCCGGCTCGCCGCCCTGGTAGTGTTCAAGGACAAAAGGCGCGGGCCGATCGCGCAATATATGCCGATGATCGCGGGCATCAGGCAAAAGGTCCGCAACTCGGGCGAGGTGGCGACGTTCGACGCGCACGTGGTGCACGAAAAGGATTTGTTCGATTACGAACTCGGCGACGACCCGCATATCGTGCACCGGCCGGTGCGCGGCGAGCGCGGCAAGATTATTGCCGCCTATTCGGTGGCGACCCTCAAGACCGGCGAGAAATCGCGCGAGGTGATGTGGGTCGACGAAATCGAGGAAATCCGTTCGCTGTCGCGGATGCCCGACGGCCAGGCGTGGACAAAGCACTATGGCGAAATGTGCAAAAAGACGGTGGCGCGCCGGCACTCCAAAGTGTTGCCGATGTCGTCTGACCTCGACGACTTGTTGCGCCGGGATGACGAACCCGACGCCGCTGGCGTAGGGCCGGCGGTGCAACCGCGGCCAGGGCGCAATCTCACCGACGCCTTGAACATGATCGCGAGCCTGCCCGAGGGCGGCGCGCCGGACACGCAAGCCGGCGACGACGGCGACCAGGCAATCGAGCGCGCCGAGCCTGACTTGCTCGACGTTGACCACCAGGCCGGCCAGGAGGCGGCCAGAACATGACCGACACCGAAACAATGATCGATGACGACAAGCCGGCCGAGCCGCGCAAGCGCGGCCGGAAACCGGGCCAGGCCGACGCCGCCCCGCGGCGCTCGGCGGCATTCTCGCCGCGGGCGATTGTCAAGGCGGCAAATGAGTTCGGATTTAGCCAGGTAACCATTGACAAAGATGGCAAAATCACGCTGCAAAAGAGTCGGCCGGCTGACACGCCGGCAGGCGAAAATGGGGAACAAAACGAATGGGATACCTGGGCCGAGGAAGTGCAAAACAAGCGCGACCAGGGCGGCGAATGAAGCTGCCGAAACACGTCAAGGCCTATCACTCGAACGGCCGCGACTATTTCTATTTCCGGCTCACCAAGCCGGAAACGCCGCTGCCTGGCGTGCCGTGGTCGCCGACGTTCATGGAAGCCTGGGAAAAGGCAAACGCCAGCGTCGCGACGGCGGTGCCGGTGCAGCTCGGTGCGGCGCGCACGCTTGCCGGCACCGTCAATGCCGCGATCGTCGATTACTACCAGCGCGGCTTAAAAGAACTCGGCGAGGGCTCGCACGCCGGTGTGCGCTCGTTGCTCGAACGGTTTCGCAAAGCGCATGGCGACAAGCGGCTGCGGTTGCTCGATGCCAGCCACGTGCAATTGTATATCTCGACGCTGACCTCGGCGGCGGTTCAACGCAACATGCTGCGGGCGCTGCGGCACTTCTTCAAGTTCTGCAAAACCGCCACCTTGATCGCGGTCGACCCGAGCACCGGCGTCACCCGCGCCAAGATGAAAAACACCGGCGGGTTTTATACCTGGACAGAGGACGACGCCGCCAAGTTCGAAGCGCGGCACAAGATCGGCTCGATGGCGCGCGCGGCGTTCGAATTGTATCTCAATCTCGGTGTGCGCAAATCGGACGTGGTGCGCATCGGGCCAGGTCATATCCGTGACGGTGTGCTGAATAATTTCCTGCCGAAAAAAACCTCGACCACCAACGGCAAGCGGATTTCGATCACGGTGTTCGCCGAGACCAAAGCGGCGATCGATGCGCTGCCGGTGACCGGCACCTCGACCTATCTGGTGACGTCATTCGGCAAGGCGTTCACCGCCAACGGGTTCGGCAACAAGATGCGCGAATGGTGCGACCAGGCCGGCTTGCCGGATTGCACGTCGCACGGCTTGCGCAAGCTGTTCATGATCCGCCTGGTGCACATGAACTATACGGCCATGCAAATCGCGGCGCTGTCGGGCCACAAAGACCTGCGAGAAATCCAGACCTACATCGAAGAATTCAACCGCCAGAAAATGGGCATCGAGACCTCGGCCGCGTTCGAGGAAGCACGCAACGCGAACAAACCACTGTCTAAAAAGTCGGGCCGTTTAGACAAATCGGCCAAAAAGTAA